TGGAGAGAAAAATTTGAAGGTCAATATATTGTTCAAACTTTTTTACATTATAACGATGCAAAATCTAAAAATCCTAACCTGTGGGACGGCAGACCTCATCCGGGTTTACCTAATAAATTTAGTTCTAAAAAATGAAAAAAGAAATTTTGTTTGGGCTTCCTGTACATCGTATGAGGATTGATCCTAAATCCTATGATAAAAAAACAATTATAAAAACAGTAAAAGAAAACTATAAGAAAGCTAAATACAGAAATAAATATTATGATAATGAAGAAAGTGACATGCATCATTCTTTT